AAGCACTACTTCTATGAGTAACAGTACAAATACCGGTTTAAGCGGTATGAATACCGCAACATTGAAACAAACAACAGCAATGGCAAGCCAATTTGAAAAATCTTTTACATCAATGAGTACTTCTATTGATAAGAGTATGACTTCAATTGTTAACACTGTAAGTAAAAAGATTTCGACAATGTCGACTAGCATTCAAGATACATTTTCATCTGCTATCAGAACGGTGAAAAGTTCTGTATCTTCTATCCAGTCAGCAATTAATAGAGTCTCATTCAATATGGGACAACATATTAGATTACCTCATTTCTATATGTACGGTAATTTTAATGCAAAGTCTGGTTCTGTACCTCATGTTGGCGTAAATTGGTACGCTAAAGCAATGGATAAAGGTATGATCCTTACAAATCCTACTATTTTTGGGGCAATGAACGGAAAATTACTTGGTGCTGGTGAAAGAGGCGCAGAAGTTGTTGTTGGGGCGAATAGCCTTGAAAGAATGATCAACCGTGCCGTTGGTAACGGTGGAGGCGGTCAGGTAACAAACAATATTACAGTTGTTGCAAATCCTGGTCAGGATACAAAAGATATTGCGGACAAAGTGGCAGAAGTCATTTTCGACCGCGTAAGAAGGGAGGCCTACGTATAATGGCATACGATGAAAATTATAGTAACCCTTATGAAGGGGGTTCTTCATTAGTATTTAATGGCGTGGATCTCGGGAAAGAATGTGACATGTTCGTACTTGGTAAAGGGGTTTTTGGGGCCCCTTCCAGGGACGTAACACAAATTCACGTACCGGGAAGAAATGGCGATATTTTAATTGATAACGGCGGTTGGAATAATGTTGATGTAACATATTCTTCTTGTTGTATCTTATCGAATTTTAGAGAAAACGCAGCAAAACTTAGGGGCTATCTTATGGCTAACCCTGGATATCATGAATTAACAGATCCATACAATCCAGATGAAGTGAGATATGCAGAATTTCGCGGACCTTTTACACCAGAAGCATTTACAGCAAAAGGTAATAATGCCGGTATGTTTGATCTTACGTTTAATTGCAAGCCTCAGCGTTTCCTTCGTGAAAGTGTAGTTCCACGTAATTATGTATTAT